CTCTGCATATTCAGTTAATTTCTTTGTATCTCTCATGTATTGCCTTTTATAAAATGTTAGGGTAAAAGTCAAACATGGGATTACCTAAAAGATTGACAGAGAAGCAGAAAAAATTCGCTGAGCTTATTGTGTACAACGACGGAAGCAGAGATGCTTGGGAGTGTGCAAAAGAAGCTGGCTACGGCCCAGGGTCTGACCTTGCAGCAAGAGTCGCCTCTTCAAAATTAACTAATCCTAAATTGTACCCTCTTGTAGTTAAGTACATTGGTGAGCTGCGCGAGGAAGCCAGGAAGAAGTACGAAGTTACTATGGACAGGCACCTTGAGCAGCTTGCAAAAATACGTGACCAGGCGTTGAAGAAGGGAGCATATTCTGCAGCGGGTAATATGGAAGTAGCCAGAGGAAAGGTTGCCGGATATTACATTGACAGGAAAATGATTAAGACTGGTAAGATAGATGAACTAGACAGAGATCAGTTAATGTCTAAATTAGAAAAAATGGTAGACGACCATTCCAAAATAATTGAAGGTGAATCTACAGAAGAACCACAGCAAATAGAGCTATCATCAGAGCCGGAAGATGAAATAGAAACCATAGAAGAAACAGACCAAGAGTTACTTGAAGAACCCATTCCAGAAGAGCCAGAATCTTCATTACAATAATATTTTTTCCATTTTAACAATACAACCTTTAGGAAATACATTACGATCTGAAAATAAACCATCAGCCTCATCGTAACTGGCAAACGTTCTTATACACTTAGAATCTCTTTCATATAGGTAAGCATTAGTGACCATTACTGAAGGCATCATACCACTAAACTCATGAGCCGTAGCATGCCCGCTATCACCTAAAATATCAACCCATGTTATTTTGTAGAAGTAATATTTCTTCTTCTTAAGCACTACATGTCTATATTTTGATTTTTTATTCATAGCTGATTCCTTTCCACTCTATAAGATATAAATATATATAAATATAAAAATTCTGAAAATATTTCTGAAACGCTGTGGAAAATGTGGAAATCAAAAAAACTACTCTTAAAGCATTGAAATCATTGAATTTGTTTTCCACAAAATCTTCCACATTTCGTCGAAAAAAAATGTGGAAAATGTGGAAAATGGCACATTCTGACGCAGATTTTAGCCTAAAGTTTAGAATCATTCTAAAGTAAAACCCTTTTTCCACAAAATTTTTGTGGTTTCCACAAAAGTTCCACAAATTAATTTTACTCATTTTTCCCCGTTTCTCGACTCTCGCCTCTAGCTGCTCGAACCTTGTAATAAGCATCAACTCTAGCCAGCCACTCGTGACTAAGTGCTCGAAACTCGGAGCCATTAATTATGAATCGTTGAAAGAAGTTATCAGGAGTACACATCAATATAACTCCTTGCTCGATCTCAGAGCCATGTACATAATTGTGAGCCATCGCATAGGCCACCATCTGCAACTTATAATCAGTTATCCACTCGATACGTTTAGGCTTGTTCGATTGCTTGAAGTCTATTATACTATCACGTCCCATATAAACCCCAACTAGATCAGTTGCACCGGCATACAGTCCAGGATAGCTTACAACCACCTCAGAGCCCCATATTTCCTCTAAATCAGGTAAACCCTTATCGATGATCGTTTTAGCCATCGAATGAGCTTGTACGCCCGCCTCAGTCATGTCTAGAACCTCTTTTTCAAGTATATAACCCTCTAAAATGCTATGCATGATAGTTCCTCTATTAGCTGCAGTATTCTTAATTCTATCCGCTTCAACTTCCCCAACCTTAGCTTTCCATTTAGCCAAAGATTCTAACTTATCTTGAGGCTGAGTTGCTGATAATATAGTCGTAACACTTGGTAACTTTTCTTGAGATACGTCATAGACTCTCTCATCATTTAACAGTGACCTTGTTGATGTAGGGTAGATATATTTTTTATTCCACTTTAGGTTCATATAAATGTCTCGATTCTACTATGTTTTCTATTTTTTGTTTATTTTCAAAAGCATACAAAGACGCCTGGTGATTGTATGGAAACACTTCCCAACAGAGGTCTCTATGCCCTTCTAAGCTTAAATAAATTTCTAATAAAAATTTATGTTTGCTTATCTTTATTTCTTTTTTAACGTAACACTTTCTAGGCATTATTTTAAATCCTCATTCTCCAAGATATTAATTCTAACCCATTCCTCACCATATTTTTTAAGGAATCTCTTAGCCATAGAACGTCTCGCTTTGTCTGACATAATTTTTAAATCAGATATTGGGACCGACTCACCACCTTTTTGAAGCATATCAAAGTCAGGTACAAATCTTCTTTTGTAGTCTGCAATCTGTGCTTCTAAAGAATCAATATACTCATTCAGTTCTATAACTTCTTCCTCATGAGCTTTGATTTGTTTTAGTAACTTAACATTTCTTTTGTTTAACTTCTCAACTGTTTCAGTCAATGTTACATTATCTTTCAGTTTCATTTCTTTCTCCTTTTTGATCTAAACCCGTATTTCTTATTCCATCTTTTATTACTTATTGTTTTCATGTTTTTTATACTCCTCTATTAATTTCTCTGATGGATGCCACACATCAACCGCTGAATGACATTTAGGACATGATAAATTACTAACAATATCATAGTCCTCATTATCTTCTGTATCATGGTCGCCACCCCATATTAATTCTGTTTTACAATGCCAACAGTTCAAAGGTCTAACTCCTTTGCTACTCTGTACTCTGTTAAATCAACTATATTACTATCTGAGTAATGATCTATTACTTCTTGTATCTTAGGTAGTTTTGTATGAGCAAAAGGCCAAAGCATACAACACACACGATAAGCATCACGAAACGTACAACGCCATCTATACTGGTTAAGATAAGGTGTACCATCAACTCTATTTCCTTTTACTTTCTTAGGTGTTAAAGTTCCAACACCCAATACTTCATGGACCCAAACTAAAACAGATTTGTCTGTCATCGTAATCTCCATACTGATACGCATAGAATTAGAAAATCTGTATCCAGGTTTACCTTTGTGTTTTTTCTTTTTTTCAATACCACGTCTTATGTGTATTGAACCTTCACCATCAAAGAGTCCTGCAATGTATGCGCAATCAATTTCCGATATCATTGTAAAGAATTCTTTTTAAACTCTTGAACATTTAAATAGTTTTCAAGTTCTGCAATCTTTGAAGATTGTTGTTTTACTTTCGCTTGCAACACTCCTCTATGTATTTGAAGTTCTTGAATTACTTTCTGCAGCTCCTCGACGCTCGCTTCTCGAACAGGTATCTCGCCTTGAGACTCACAGTAACTACATTGATAAAATGTTTCACCCGATAATACGTATCCATTCCCATTACACACGGGACATATTTCTTTATCTAAGTTTGCCATTTAACTTCTCCACTTTTTCTTCGACTAATACTCTTACGACTTGTGCCCTAGACAATTTGGCATGCTTGGGAGCGAGATGTTTTGATAGTTTTGTTAGTTTATTATAGCAGTCATGATCAATTGCTATACTTTTGTATTTGCTTATATCTGTCATTTATTATATCCTTTCAAAGTTATTTCTGACATATAGGATTATATATTAAAATTACAACAGGAGTCAATGACTAAATTTATAATTGTATTACATTTATGTTCAATGATTACAGGACAATGTCCTTCTAGTCATTTTTCAATAAAAACTGGTTTTGAAACGCATTATGATTGCGTATTAAATGGATATGCAGTTGCTCAAAAAACTTATATGGAATTAAAAAAACTTGAAAATGTTGATGCAAACCATATTGAAAAAAATAAACTTGTTGTCAAATTTGAATGTAGAGAAATAAAACTTCCAGACATTACTGTCCCACCAAGAAAACCTAAGCTACCCGCTTAAGTAGCGCGTACCATTGTTCTCTATATTTAAGTTTTTTAGTTTTATTATATAGAACTGCCAGTTCGTTTAGTTTTTTCGTCAGCTCCTCTAAATTCATATATTCTTGTACCTTTCTCTATTATAGATTTAACTCCATGACCCGATAGGTCAATATCAACTCCATAACTCTTCCATGCTTTCTTAAGTATATTAAGTTCAAGAACAAGTACGCCCCATTGTTTTTGAGTAACGCCTGTTGCTTTTAATGTTAGTTTCTTCTCATTCATCTCTTTCTCCTTTTATAGTTAACCAATCAGTTAATAAATGAATCCTATCTATTTCAGAATTGTTTTTAACTTCATGTAGTTTTTGATTATTATTAATTTCAAATATCTCACCCTCTTTTATATTTTTATCCTCACCTCCTACAATGAATCTTACTTCATCATCAGTGATAATAGCTAAATGAGTTCTTTTAACAAGATCAAAATAAGTATCTTGATTATCTACATGAGGACCAATGATAGACCTAGAAGGTAGGTTAATCAACAAAGCACTTGTAATAAAACCCTCACCGTATTTTTCTGTAAAAATTTGTGAAAGAGAATCTAACTCTGTTTTATAATTATCTGCTTCAGGCCAAAACTTTCTATTATCTTTTTCTAAATTTCTTTGATTGTATTTATCCATTTCATTCCATATCAAAGGTATGGTCTTTGTATTCATATGGACCATATAATTTTTTTGTCTGTAGTCGTATTTGTGCCAGTCTTCTTTTGTATATTTTAAGACTTTTTCTCTTAAACTATTGATATTATTGTATTTTTTTACAAAAATAAAATTTTCAGGTATGAGAGACAAACTATCCTTTTCCTTGTCCCTTGTACCTCGTCTGTTTTTTCTGACGCTTCTCGTGTTTATTTTTATTTTTCTTGTGCTGACGTGCACCTCTTTTCTTAGGCTTGTCCCTTACAATATGGTCTTTAAATTTCTTAGCCATTATTCAATATAATTATCTTTTATCCATTTCTTATCAGACTCATCTAATTTAAGATATCTGATTCTGCCATTGATATGTTGTTTTGTATCATGGCCACAGTTAGTACATCTATAAAATTCTGAAACAATTGCAACTAAAATTGTTTCTTCCTGACATTCTTCACAATTACCGTGTACTGTATCTATTTTACTAAATAATTTTGCTGATTTCTTATCTATTATGCTCATACTATATCTTTCGCCTTTCCTATAATTGGTTTGTATTTAGTTTTACCTTCTGATTTATACGCATGCATAAACTGCTCACGTCTACCTTCTGGAATCCAACTACAGTGTATCCACCCTGAGTTAGGTTCACCTGGAGTATAGAACTCAAGGATGAGCTGATCTGTTTCAAGGTTTTGTTTGATCCAATCAGCGACCTCAGCATTATCGACTCCAACACATTCGAAGTCAGCCGCCTCAGCTTTTGCATGTTGACTGTCCCGACTCGACCCTATGGCAAGGCATAAATCTTCGCTACGGAACCCTGATGTAACCTTTACTCTGCCAAAATGGTCCCGGACGGGTTGTAAAATATTTTCACACAAGTCTTTTAGTTTTTCTATTTGACCTGCGTTTGGATTATTATTGATTCCCTTACGAACAGCTGTGTCCGATTTGATTAACTCTAAAAGAGTAAAATTTCTACTTAGATTCATCTATAATTTTTTTAATTGCTTTAGATCCATCGATATTTTCTTCAAGCTCAACTTTTACCTTTCCGCACATGTACTTAATATTATCATTTGCTGTACGTTCCGCAACTCTTTTTCCTTTTAAACAATCCGACATTGCAGGCTGTATTCTGTGTTCTGTGAGAACACCTCCTATAAACATACAAAGTGCTACAACACTACTGATGACCGTTTCCATTTGCTCTTACCTTATCTTTTAATTGTTCAATGTCAGCTAATGCTTTTTCTAATTGTGATTTTAAAAACTCTATATTGACTTTGTTTGTCATATTCATTTCTTGAGTCTTTTCCATTTTCTCTACAGACTTATACAAATCCTCCAATAAAAAATGTTGCTCCTGATCCGTGGGCACTTGTTCAGATTTTTTAAGTAAATCATTTTCAAATAATTCTCTTGATGTCTCCAGAGATACTAATCTTGCAGTAAGCTCTGTATATGCGAACACACCCATTGCAACTAGAAATATAAGGCTAGCTACAGTCTTCATAGGCATCTGCACGCGTGCCTCTTCTCCAATGTTTAATGGTTTGTTACTCATTTTCGTATGTTATGTCCGTACTGTGATCTTTTTCTTTTTTGTAAGTTCTTTTGCAAGTACACTTTTCGCAGGTGCACACACCATATTCATCTGCGTGAAGATCATTATCTTCACCGCAATGACAAGGATGAAAACATGTCTTGCAAGTGGTCATTTAACTAGACCAAACCCACTTTATAAATTTTTTCCAGGGCCAGCAAATTATATTCCAAACCCATTTTAAAGTTTTTTTAATCATTTTTTTTCTCCTCTATTTCATAGAAGAACTTATCCGTATCTTCTGTACGCCAAGCTCTACTATCTTCTACATTCCACTCAGAGGTTTGCACTTTCCAGTCAGGAGTACTATCTTTCACTGTGAAAGAAGGTATATCCCATATGCATCTGTTGTTAGGTTGTGCAGCAAAATTACCATCATCTAAGGCAATTATGTGTGCGCACTTATGTTCGTGCGGTATCTCTGAATGATCAGTGTCAAGTATATTACTATCTGGATGTGCAAAGTCAACGGTAAATAAATACTTTCCAGGGTGCCATTTCTTGTCTTTTCCGATATACTTACCGGCCTGTCCGTCTAGTATATCCCAACGATGAACAGCAGGATAATAAGAAAAACAATTCCAGAGCTGTAGTTCATCAAGTCTTCTTGCGGGCACTCCGGATGGTTCAAATCCCTGTTGAATAAACGCGCTAATTGGTAGGCGATAAAATATTGCACCGTTTTCCATAATAGCATGAAATAGTATTGCACGCCCTGTAAGAGCGCTAAGGCCAAATATAATACAGTCTTCAACTTCTCCTTTATGCTTCTTAAGATCATATAAATATTCTCTTCTGATTTGTGCATAAGTTGGTGGTATGTTTGCGTTTAAATATGCCATAAAAAATCCTCATTTTACGTCACCCCAAGTTGGGCCTTTTTCATAATCAACTTTATTTTTAACAGAAAGTTTAACTGCATCTTGCATAATTGCAATAATTTTTTGTGCCTGATGCTCAGATTCAACAGATATATCTAATTCATCATGTACTTGTATATGTGGTGTAATACCTTCATTATATAAATCTAACATAGCTTGCTTGGTCATATCTGCCGCAGAACCCTGTATTAATTTATTCAAAGCTTTGTAAGTATAGGCTCTTCTAATTCTATCTTCACCATATTTTCCTTTAGCTTCTTCATAAGTCATTGGTGCTCTTAGTTCACCTGGAGCAAATCTTGCTTCTTCCCATTTATCAAATCTACAAACTCTACCTGCAATGGTTTGAATCTCTCCGTCTCTTTGAGAATCTCTCATAGTTGCATCCATCAAACCTTTTACAAAAGGTACACTGTCATGATAGTTATTAAAAAGTTTATCAGCTTCTTCTTTACTTTCTAAGTCTAAAGACTGTTGAAGTTTTGCTTTTCCCATTCCATAAAATAAACCTAAGTTAATAGTCTTAGCTTCTTTTCTTTTTATGTTTGCAAGTTTAGCTACCATTCCATGAAAGTCCATTTTGGGGTCTTTATTAAACTTAGAAACCATTTCAGTTACAGACTCAGAATTTTTTAAGATAGGGTGTTCTGCTGCATAGTGTAAAACTAATCTAGGTTCTTGTTGTGAATAGTCAAAGCAACCCCAATCACAATCTTGTTCTGGTATAAATAGTCCACGAATTGCAGGACCTAACAAATTGTTTCTTGCAGGAATTTGTTGTAAGTTTGGATTAGAATATGAAAAACGTCCGGTTACAGTTCCGCCTGCGTCTGATCTTAATTGATTTATGTCAGCATGAATACGTCCATTGTGTTCATGTTTTAGTATTGTATCTATAAAAGTTGTGTGCGCTTTGTTTAATTCTCTAGCTTCTGCAATGTTTTTTACTACTGGATTTTCATGATTTTCTAGTGTAGCTTTTGTAAATGATGGAGCGTTACTTTTCGCAGTTCTGGAATAAGGTAGTTCAAGGTTGTCAAATACTTTGGCGATCGATCTTGCTGCCCATATTTGTACTTCTACTCCTGTTACTTGTTTCACTTTTGCAAGGCATTGTGCTTCTCTTTTCTCTAATACACGTTTTAGTTGATGCGCTTTATCAACGTCTACTCGAACGCCCTTAAATTTCATATCTACCAACATAGGAAACAAACTTGTTTCTAAGTTAAATATTCTCTGTAAGTTTTGATCTCTTATCTGACCTGAAAATTTTTTAAATAGTTGTAAGGTTAGTTCAGCATCTGCTTCCGCATATGCTCCAACCATTGATGCAGGAAGTTTATACATTTCAGATTTTGCATCTATACCAGCTTTGTCTGCTGCATCCTGTAAAGCTTTTTCATTCTTAACTTTACCTAACTCTATAAAAGACAATGAATTCAATGAGTAATACAATCTGTTTTCATCTAGTACAGCTGCCATCATCATTGTATCCACAATGATTCCATTTATATTTACACCATACGATCTTAACCAACATACGTCATACATTGCATTATGAAATATTTTAGGACATGGTAAAGCACAAATACTTTTAACCCATTTCATTACAGATTCTTTAGCAAAAAAATTACCCTGCTCATGACCGAAAGAATAATATCCAGACCAACCATCTACTGCAACAGCAACACCGATGATTTCTCCATCACCTCTTACAGAACCTGAACCCATCTTTTTTAAGTTTGGGTCTCTTGTCTCTAAGTCAATTGCTATGTATTTGTAACTACTTAAATCTTTAAATTCTTCAGGTGAGTTCCACATCTCTTCGTTAAATAAATTCTCCATAATCCCTTTCTAGAATCATTTCTAAATAATGTATAGCCTTCTTAATATCGTAGTGTTTTCCTTTCCTAGAATGTCTGCAGATATATTTTATAGCGTTGCCTTCTGCAAAAAGCAACTTATTTTGATTTACAAACTCTGCCGGTTGAATCTTAAAATCTTGATAATGATTCCCCTGAACTTGTTTGTCTAGTGATTTATATGACATACCCTGTACCCTCCTCTGATTGTAATAAATAAAGTTTTTGTTTAGCACGTGTGACGCCTACAAAAAATAATCTGTGCTCATTGTCTGGAGACTTTTCAAACTCGCCTTCAATAAAATTACTTTGATATTCATCTGCACCAAAGTCTGTAAATAAAACTACGTTCTCACATTCTTTTCCTTTTGATCCATGTAAAGTCATTATCTTTATGTCAGCTTCTTTCATAAGATCGTAATTATTTTGTATTAAATGTTTCATGAAAATTTTTGTATCTTCATCAAAGTCAAGATGTTCCCAACTACCTTCAACAAGTAATCCATGATCTTGTTTTAATTCTTCTAATGTCACAGAAAAAACAGTATCTAAAGTTTTGCCACTGGCAAAACCTCTTTGCAGATGACCTAGTTTTACTTTTAAAAAAGAATACATTACCTTGACATCTTTTGAATCAATACTTGCACCATTGTTTAATCTTTTCCAGGTAGTAAATGCTAACATAGAATTTTTATCTAGGTATTTATCACCTGTAAATTCATATCTTAAACCTTTCATATACAAATGATCTCTTGCTTTCTCACAAAGTTTATTGGTTCTACCAAGTACCATCCATTTACCTTTTGAAAAGTCTATGTTTTCTAATGATGTTTCGTAATTGACTTCACCTTCCTCGTCTCTCGCTTCCCAATTCTTTGTTCTACGTTCGTTGAGTCTATCTAATATGTTTAAAGCCACTCGATGCACGCTTCTCGGTACTCGTCTCGACTTAACTTGTTCGTCGATAGTTCCTTCTAGATTTATGAATGTAGATGCATCCGCACCTTGAAACCCGTAAATAGTTTGATCGTCATCACCGGCAATATATGATCTTGCACTTAGTTTTTCTAATTCAAAAAACATATCCCATTGCAATGCGTTTAAGTCTTGAGCTTCATCTAAAAATATAACGTCATAAAAACTATCTTTAGTTTTTATCTTATCCGTAAACAAACTTATCATGTCATAAAATTCTATGACTCCTGTATCTTTTTTATATTGCGTTAATGCACCATCTATTTTTTCTGCAATATGGATATCTTCCCAACCTGCCATACCTTTTTGTATTGCAGCTTCGTTTAAAGATATCTTTTTATTTTTTGCATAATCTCTTGTGGTTAGGATTGGATCTTTAAATCTAGTTTTACCAGTGATTGAATCAATACTCATATCAGTATTTAATCTAGCTGCCATTGGTTCATAAAGTTTAAATTGATTCCATTGACTATTACCTCTTAATAGTTTTGCACTTACATCTATATTTAATTCTCTTACCCCTAATGCATGCATAGTTCCTATGTATCCAAGTTTTTCTTTAGGAAATAATTCTTCAAATCTTTCAGTTGCTTCTTCTGCAGCTGCTTTACTAAAAGTAATGTAACAAATTTTTTTAGGATCAGTTTTATTTTCTTTTATTTCTTTGGCCATATAGTGATTTAATAATCTATACGTTTTACCGGTCCCTGGTGGTCCAGGTATTACTGTTCTATTTTTCTTTTCCATGATGGCTCCTGACTTTCATATTTTGCTTTCTCTGGTTCAACAGATACAATCTTTAACATCTTAAAGCAACGCACTGTTTTACCGTTTATTTTTGGATAATCCTCTTCAATCTTTAATTGAGTTTGTAGTTTTTGTACTACTACATGTTTTGGATATCTTTTATCTGGCCATTTATTTTTTACTAAATGTTTCCAAAAATCTTTCATTTTAAAATAACTATAGTTATCATCACTAAACGCAACACCTCTTTGAATATCATTTATATCTTTACCTTTAACTTTATTTACAAAGTCTTCCATGTATTCTCTTAGTTGATTATCTATTTTTAAATCTTCAGTAGCTTTCAAATCAGTTTCTTGTTTTTCTTGTAAAAGTTTTATTAACATCTTACGCCATATAATTTTAGACATAGGCATCTGTGGTCTATTGATTTGTTCTAAGCACGCCATTGAAAATTTATCTGGCTCGTGAAGAACTGCAGTTTCAACCATTACTGTTTGTCCATCGATGTCACAGAAAAATAATGGTGGATCTGAATTATATTTTCTGATTGCAGATATAGTTTGTACCGGTGCATCATCATCACCTACACCATATTTTTTTGTTACACACAGTTTAGAATTACAAAAAGATACTAAAGGTTCATCTTTACATTTATAAAAATAGTCTTTGTTTTCTAATGATTCCTGAGTCTTAACAAGTTCTGATGCATTGATAGGTGGTTTAAAGTATTTTATATTGTAGTGATTCATTTTCTTTTTCCAAAGATCATCTTCAGAAAATCTTTTCTTTAGATAGACTCCTACATTATACATAGTTTCATTTCTCATTCCTTCACCAACACCTTCAGATAAAAGCGTAACTAAACATGGTGGCATTTCAAGAAAATCATCTTCTTCTGTTTCTTTTAATTTTAAATTATTAAACTGGTCTACACTTAAAACATTTTTTTCATAGTGTTCAAAAAACGTTTCGATATCTAATATTGGTTCACCATTATTATTGAATGCATATCTAACTGTATTTTCTAAGTTGTGATAAGGTAAGTTTAAAAAACTACCTACATCACCACGATCAATATTTATCTTTTCTTGTTTTGGAAATATCTCTGCTCTTGCATGACCAATAGCTGAAGCATATGTTTTTAATTTATCTCTCATCATAACTGCAGGAACAGGTTCTTTTGTAAATAAAAATAAATGTGCACCACCAGATTTTGATCTAAATACTGTTAGTGGTATTTTTTTCTTTTTTAAATCATTTACTATTTCTTTGTGATCTAAAGGATATACATCCCAGTCAATACATCCCCATATACAAGTATTGTCTCTTCTTATTGGAATTATACCTAATGCAGGTTCTGTTCCTTTTAAATGATCTTGCCACATTTTATCTGTAGGTGGCTCAGTAATTGTTTTAGACCTAGTAATACTTTTACCTTTTGCAGATACCTCACCTGTTTTACGAGTCTCACCTCTAGCTATGTCTAAGCCTTCAAATATACTTTTAAATTTTTTTAATATGTCTGTCATGTCCTGTCCTGTCTGTCGATTGCATGGGCGCTTTGAGTCTCCCCTAGGCGCCCACTTTTCACACTATTTGCCGGCGAATGAGTTGTGAAACTTTTTCGCTCTTTCGTAGAGTGATGCGTTATCAATCATAGCACCTCTTACAACATTAAAGCCATACCATTGATTACCTTTTCCACTGTTAAGTACAGAAGACAGGACATATTTATGACTGTAAGTAGCAGGAGTGAAAGGACCATTTTTGCCTTCAAGTGTAATTGAAGCCATCATTGAATTCCATTTTCTACTCACTTTACCTTGAGAAGAACTCATAGAGATTAATGCAGGTTCTGTAATTTCACCATCAACAATTAAAACAAAATGTTGACCAACTGTTAGAATGTAATTACCGTTTTCAAGACGATCTTTACCTCCAGAATCTTTAGTTGTTTTAGATAAAATATCAGAATCATGACCAAAAATATTTTCTGGTCTTCCTGAACCTGTACCAAAGTCTGCCCATTCTTGAAACTCAAGTTTGTAATAGCAGGGTACAACCTCTATTCCGTCAGCACCGTTATAACATTTTTTAGTCACGGTGTTTAAGAACATACCTGGTTCTGCACCTTCAACGTAATTTTGATTACGCTTCTGAGCTTCTCCAGAGCCGTTCTGTAAAAGTTTTAGAATTGGTAAGGCCAGATTTTCTGTTCTTACGTTTTCTAAACCTTGTGCTGCATCCGCTTCAAATAAAATATCTGAAGGCAGATTTTCTTTTTTTATAGTCACTTGTTTCTCGTTACTAGTTTCCATTTTATCTCCTTTTGATTTTTGTACTGTTACCCGCGTAGATTTTAAAAATGTCAGAAGGCATCTCAAGATTATTCTCAAGACGCTCTCTGACTAGCGCTTTAAGAGTTACAGCATGAACCGTTTCGCGCTGAATTGGTTCAAAGCCATTACTCTTTGCAAGGTCTGCATATTGCAGTGCCTTGTTATCTTCGTCCCGACCAAAGGTAACGGTAATATCATTTTTAATAATATCACCTAGGCCGTTATCTCGAAGCCATTTAAAAGCTTTATCCTTTCTATCTAAAAAATCAGAATCACTTTCGTTTCTTCCTTTTGCAATAGAAGCATAATAAAATGGTTTAAGTTCTATAGACTCACCATCTTTAAGCTTTAATTTTGTAATGTTCATATCTTGCATCATCTTAGGTATTTCTACCTCTGATAATACTTTAGACTGTTCTTTTAATTTTGAAATACTTTTTTCTGCGTTTTCAATTTCGTCTTCAATATTTTTTAATTCAATAACTTTATTAGATAAAGAAGCTGCAGCATCTATTTGCTTTACAGATTCTAATCTATCATCTTCATAATTAATCGTCATACAATTCCTTTCGTAAATTGTATATAATCCTAGACTTTTGTTTTGTCAATACTAATTTTTAAATAAATCTATTTCTATTGGATAATAAGTTTTTTCTTGTCTATCCCATTTTAGAAATTTAAATTTTCCATTTGTCATGTCAGAAACTACTGAACAAATAACACCAATAGTTGCGGGGTCTCCTGATAATAAAAGATAATCGTCTGACGTGTAGTCTTTTAGAAGCGTTCTAAGTTTTTGTATTAACGGACCTGGAGAAAGAATCATTTGAGAATACATAGGTAATAGAGTTTTTATTTCTCCATACTTTGATGCACCCATAACATTATATTTGGGTTTACCTGTTTCTCTATCTATAGGTATTTCTTGAGTTAAATAAACTTTAGTCATTGACTTTCTTTTTTGATTCAGTATAGCTATTTTTAGAAAGAAATCAATGATTATATCACACAAACACAAACTGATATTTATAAAACCTCTTAAAGTAGCCGGTACATCTTTTGAATTAGCATTAAGAAATTATTGTGGTCCACAAGATATAATAACTATGTGTACTCCAGAAGATGAAAGAATTAGTTTAGAAAGAAATAAAATTCATTTTCAAAATGAAAACAATGGAGCTAAATATTTTGATCATGTAATTGGATTAGATGTTGATTTTCAAGTATCTAGTAATGTTATGAATAATGATTGTTATCAAGGGATGGGAACAATACTTCGTGTTTTTGAAGCAAATAGTCAAAGATATTATAATCACATAGAGGCTAGAAAAATTAAAAAAAGAATAGGTGAAGATGTTTTTAACTCTTATACAAAAGTTTCTATTGTAAGACATCCGATTGATTATCTTATATCTAACTATTATTTTTTTGGTTTTGATTTACAGAATATATCTTTTAGAGATTATGCAATCCAAGCGCCTGTAAAAGATTTTAAAAAATTTTATGAAATAAATGATGAGTATATAATTGATCATATGATTAGATTTGAAAACCTGGATGAAGATATAAAAAATTTAGAACAAAAAATTACAGGGCTCACTGGTCTTGCGGAAAGAATGAAAACTTTTAAATCAAAAATTAAAAGAGTTGATGCTAAAGATAAAATTCCAGGAGCTAAACAAAGACTCAACAGCGCGACTGTAGATTATATGAAAACTAAATTCCCAAAAGCTTGCCAAATAGCTATGGAAAAATATAGTAAATACTGTAAAAAATTTAATTATAAGTAGTTGACAAATATCCTAACGTATCCTATTTTATAAGTAGAAAGTATAAAATATTATGTTCTACAAATTTAAAACAAAGCCTTTTGCGCATCAACTTAAAGCATTAGAAATGTCTTGGGACAAAGAAGTCTATGCTTATTTTATGGAAATGGGTACAGGTAAATCAAAAGTATTAATAGATAATGTATCTATGTTGTACGACAAAGGAGAAATAAATGGTCTTCTTTTAATTGCACCTAAAGGTGTTTATAAAAATTGGTACGACTCTGAAATACCGGTACACATGGCTGACCATATTGAAAAGAAAACTGTTTTGTGGACTGCATCACATACTAAACCAAAACTAAAAGAACTAAATACTTTGTTTGAAACAGGAACTGATCTACATATTTTAATTATGAATGTTGAAGCCTTCTCTACTAAAAAAGGTTTAGAGTTTGCAGATAAGTTTTTATCTTCTCACAAGTCTATGATTGCTATTGATGAAGCTACAACTATTAAAAACCCTTCAGCTAAACGAACTAAAAATATTTTAAAGATATCAAAAGATTCTAAGTATAGAAGAATACTTACAGGTTCACCTATAACTAAATCACCTTTAGATTTATATTCTCAGTGTGAGTTTTTAGACCCATATCTTTTAGGTCATCATTCTTTTTTTACTTTTAGAGCTAGATACGCTGTTATGCGTAACATGAATTTAGGTGCAAGAACGGTTCAAGTTATAGTTGGTTATAGAAACTTAGGAGAGCTTTCTGATAAATTAAAACCTTTTTCATATAGAGTTTTAAAAGAAGATTGTTTAGATTTACCTAAAAAAACTTGGATGAAAAGAACTGTATCAATGACTCCAGAACAAGAAAAAGTTTATAAAGAAATGAAACAAACTGCTCTAGCACATCTGGATGGAAAGGTATTAACTACTAATACTGTATTAACTCAACTAATGCGTCTCCATCAAATAACTTGTGGCCACTTTGTGGCTGATGATGGGTCTACAAAAGACTTACCTTGTAAGAGAGTTGATGAACTTTTAGATATTGTACAACAGGTTGAAGGTAAGGTTGTTATTTGGGCTCAATACCAAAGAGATATTAATAAAATTATAAATGCTATATCAAAAGAATATGGTGAAGATAGTTATGTTGATTATTATGGATTAACACCTCAAGAAAAAAGACAAGATAATATAAAGAAATTTCAAGAAGATGACAAGTGTAGATTTTTTATAGGTACAACACAAACTGGCGGTTATGGTATCACATTAACTGCTGCAAGTACAATGGTTTATTTTTCTAATGGTTATGATTTAGAAAAAAGAACTCAATCAGAAGCTCGTATAGATCGTATTGGCCAAACTAAACCTATGACTTACATTGATATTATTTCTGAAGATACAGTTGATGATAGAATAGTTTTAGCGTTACGTAAAAAACAAAACATCGCTAGTCAAATTATGGGTGAAGAAATTAAATCTTGGATTTAATTAATAATATCTGAAAGTAAAATTACAAGCACGGCTCCCATGCCTCCAACAATCCAATACTCTAATCTTTTAATTCTTTCTTGCATTTCTTTTATTTGTTCGAAGGTTTGTTTTTGCATTATTCTACAGAGCTTTTCATGTGATTCAATTTTTTCTAATGCTGATTTTTTAGGCATTATTAATTCCTCTTGATCTTAGTCTTATTTGTTTTTCTGTTGGTGATAAATATGATTCTTCAGTAGGTGTTAAACCTGAAGCCATCATTGGATTTTGTTGGACCGGTGTTTTAAAAGAACCTGGATTTGGCATAGGCGTCGGTGGTAATGGTGTCATCGATGACTGCTGCCCTTGAATATTTTCTAATTGTGGTAGATAATTTTCTATTTTTAATTGTAAAGGACTATCTAAACTTTGATTTTCAAAATCTTTTACCATTTGTTTTATTAAAGACTCAACTGGTAAAAAAGGATTTTCTATCCCACCTTTTTCTGCGTTACGTTCGAACGCATCTTCAATACCATCTGTAACTTCAAATGCATTAAAATTTCCTCTTAGTAATCTTTTTAAAGTTTTCTTTGAAATATTTCTTCTATCAAATATACCTTTTAAATCTTTGTCATTTAAACCCAAAGTTTCTGCTGCATTTAAAACTTGTTTCATGTTTCTTTGTGTTTCAAATAAAGTCTTGTTAGCGATGAAAAATCTTTCAATAACTTCTTTAGGTGTTTTTCTTTCACCACTTAAAACTCCAAACCTTCCTGACGTAAAGTTTTTTCTATCTTCCGATTGTTCTTTTTGAAATCTTCCAAGATAGAAGTCTAAACTTCTTTCAGGGTCAATTTTAATAGGTCTCATACCAAATATACCTGCAACCTCTGGTCCTATTTCGTAAGTAGCAGCTCCCTTTCCAGGTTCTCCTGTAACTGCTTTTATAGTTCTTTGGAAAGGTTGTGTAGATGGTAACATTGTTTTAGCAAGGTGTTCAGTTATAATTAAATATTTTTCCATTTCTGGAGTTCTATCTCCGTAAAGCTGTTTTCCTTCTCTTGTTCTTCCATTTCTACTCCATATATCCATAAACGCCTCTGTATAAATAGATTCAGATACGAAAGGCGAAGCAGTTTGAGCGGTAGCATCTAATATACCTTTTAAAAAACCTTTAGTTAAAACTTCTTCATCTTCAATTCCTTGTTGGATATTAAATAAAACTGTTTGGAAAGGTCTTGTAAGAGTATCGTAGACATTATTTTTAGACCAGTCGATGTAGTAGTATTCTCCATTTGTTGGATTTTTAAATAATATTTTTTGTGAATCTCTTGACCATGGGGCAACAAAATAATTAATCGCATCTGCTTCTTTATTTGTAACACCGAATATAGATTTAGATCCTTCGACAATACTATAAGGTAATACAGCAGTAGCAAAAGTCGCTCCTGTTAATCGTTTCATACCAATTGCTCTTGTTACTGGATTTTTAATTTCTTTTATCGCTTGATTAAAAATACCAAAACCAGTTCTAAATATTTCTGATGGCCATGACATAAAATTACCAAAAGGTGACATACGCATACTTCTTACAAACTGACCTACTCTTGCATAATTAGGTACTGTGTTTTTTACTACTTCAGCCACTTCTTGTTTTATATTTTGAGGAATAGGTAAACCTTTTTTTGCATATGCGTTTCTTAATCTAGCAAGTTCTATTTCATAGTTATATATTTTCCAAAAATCATCTTCCGCAACATATGCATCTTGAAACGCTTTAGTAGTTTTTTTAACACCTCTACTTATTCCCTTACCTAGGTTATTTAACAAAGGTTTTAAGACACTATCTGTAGCAATATTACCATCACCAAATCTAACATCTTTAAATAGATTACGAATATCACCAAGTCTTACGTTTGTATTTACAATACCTAAATCTAAGTATTCTCGATACTTAGCCATAGCTTCTGGTTGTCTCATACCTACTTGAACTACTTTTCTAGCTTGATTCATAGCTTGTGCCATTAGTTTAGGACTTGTTAATATTGTACCATTAGCAAGTGAAAAAGCTGCAGAACTTAAAAAGTTTCTTATGTGTGTTGGTATAGATAAAACAGTTTTAGCAAACTGTGCTCCAGCTTTAGGCGTAAGTAATCCGTATCTGTATGCAGCGGCGGCTGTTCTTCCTAAAAGACCTTGTCCTTTAGCTTCACCCCTCATCCAATCTTGAAGTCCAGCTACACTTTCAAAACCTTCTGCAATATCTTTTGAAGTATAAATATTTTCATCAGGAAAATATTTACTCATTTCTTCTGGCATTTTTACTATTGGAGTCTTTGATCCAAAAGCTTGTTTAGCTGCTAATGGTGTAGCATGAAAAAATCCTCTAGCGCCTTCAGGAGTTTGTGCTGTAATTCTACTTTTAATTAAATTGTCTGCATCAAGCATATCTTGAAAAAGCTCACCACGTCTAGCGATTGATGATAGTCTTGAAACAGATGCAAATATAGAGTGACGTGCATCTTCTACTTCACCAAATAATTGTCTAAATGCTTTACTTCCCTTACCTATGACACGAAAATCTTTTGTACCGTCCGGTAAATTTTTTTCTAAAGTTTGTCTAAAAGTTTTAATATTGTAAGGAGTATCAGCTCCCTTAGTCAAGTTTACATATTCAAATGTAGGTAGTGTATCTTTTTTAGGGTTCATTTCACGAGCTTGACTTACAATATCATCGACATAAGACTCTGCTTGTAATCTTGTAATTGGTTGATTATTTTTTGCAGCATATCTCATAAAAATATTAGCTACTCTATCTACTGTATCTTTAGTTGGTTTATATTTTTGTAATAAACCTGCGTCTGCATTTTCAAATATTTCAAAGGTGTTCGCTATACTATCTTTTACTCTACTACCTAATAAATTAGAAAATTCTCCTTGCATAGTTTTAGGAAGATCATTTACTGAAGGACTGTCAGAAGCAATTTTTAAAAGGTCTACAAAATAACTTCTACTATTCTTTATTCCATTTAAAATTACTTCAACACCCTCTGGTGTTGCTCCATTTCTAGTTAGTAAATCTACAAAGTCTAGAGTTTTAGCTTCGTCTAATCCTTTCATTAAATCACCTTCAAACAAAAGGTCATTCATTTCTTTATATAATTGTTTTCTTTCTGCAGTATTGGCTGCAAACAATATGTTTCTAGTTTCTGGAAAAATTTTATTTACTTCTTTATCGATTCTAGCTACTTGTTCCATTGCAAAGTTAGTATCAACCATTTTACTAGCTGATTCTTGTTCTCTTGCTAAAGCTTGTTGAACAGGTTTATTTCCTCTAAACCTAAAAATACCACCAAACTTATCTAATTTTCTTTCAATAGCATTATCACTATATGCAAGGTCTTTACCTTTTTTCTGAAGAAGTTTTGATGCTCCTCTTCCTATTCCATAAACAATAGGAGTAACTAATAAAGACTCTGAACCAAATTTAAACCTATTTAATAATCTTCTAGAAGCATCATCTCTTTCAGACTCTCTAATTTTTCTATCTAGTTGAGTTGGACCAGCTTCGAACGCATCTCCAATCGTTCCTAGTTTTTCAACATCAGCTACAAATGTTTCTCCAGCTAAACCACCGACAACAATTGCTCCAAATTTCTGTCTGCCAGTTAGTTTATTTAAATTCTCTGTTGCCTTAAGTCCATTTCTAACATTCTTGCTACCAAGATTTAGATAGTTACCTGTTTTTTTAGCATTTAAAGCTTTAGTAGCTAGTTTAGTTGCAACCTTAGCACCTATAGCACCTGGAACTCCAATTTGAACTAAAGCTTCTGTAAGTCTACCTATGGCTCTTTCTTGTGCTAATTCTTCAAAAGGATTTAGTGTATCAAAAAATTGTTCAACCATTGCAGCTGAGTTTGTATCTAGACCTAAATCTATTAGATCAGCAGCTAATGATATAACTCCTTCAGGTACTTTTATAGCTCCTGATATAATTCCAGCTGTTGCAGCTGTTAATCCTGATATATTACTATTGTCTTCAGCTTCGGGGTCCAAAGATTCATTTGTTTGATTAGATTTTTTTTCAGGTTGTGAAGTAGTTGCAGGTTTATTATTTATTATTTCATCAAGAGTAAAAGTACCACTACTATCAATATCAAGTTGGTTTTGTTCTAGCTGAGTAGATTCTCCAGATTGTTGTTTAAGGATTTCTTCAAGACTTAAAGCCATCTACTCTCCTTATATTATAGGGTTAAATCCAGAGTCTAAATAAATAGTTTGTTGAACGTTAGTTGTATCATCTCTGTCTCTATAGAAATATCTAGCGCCTTCAGGTGCTTTCATATCCATAGCTATTTCATATAAAACATTTTCTTCAACTGGTACATTTGGATTATCAAAAATAGCAACAGTTGAAATATCAATACCTTTTATTTTACCAGAAGCTAATAAACCATCATGTATTTGTCTTGCTCTAGCTTTTTTACGACGTTTATTGTCATATGTTGTAACAGCTCCAACGTATCCTTCAGGATCGTCTTCAAAGTCCGACATTTTAGGCGACGCTTCTGTAATTTTATATATATCATTTAGATACTCTGTTCTTTGTTGAGTATCATTTCCTAAAGTTCCATGAACAAAATCCATAACTCTTTGTTTTTCGTCATCTGCTAAGTCAGCAAAGTCTGTTTCTGGAAATAAAGATTCTGTAGCAAAACCTATATTTTTTATAAACGCTGTTTCCTGTTGATCGATACCATCTTCATCTAAACTTCTCTCGTAGTCTCTTAATTCTTCTCTATCATATATGTCCATAAATCTTTTCATTTTTAAAGCATCTATACCAGCAGCTGAATTATCCATCGCTTCTGTTTCTTGAATTAAACCTGGTACTGCACCAGCTCCTGCTTGTGCCACTTTTTGTAAAAAACTTCCTCTTAAATTAGGGTCTGCTAAACCTGCACCAAATCTTAATGCAAGGTTTGATATTCTTCTATCTCTTTTAGGTTTAATAAATTGATCCATTATGCCAGTGCCTTGCATTGCAGCTCGCATTAATTCTTCTCTATTTCTTGGTTGAAATTTTTCTTTAACAGTTTCTTTAACAGTTTCTTCACTCATATCAAAAGGTGAGAAAGGGTCTCTCATGTTGTTCATTCTGTTTTCAAATTCTATTGTTTCTTTTGCATCAGCTATTGCTGATCCAGCTTCACTGTAACCTGTTCTAGTGTTCGTACTTAAACCACCTTTTCTAAACATCGGTCTTTTTAAAATATTATTCATTATTATCCTTTTAGTGACCCGTAAATTCCTCCAAGAGTCGTTCCTAGAGATAAAGCAGTTTGTAAAGGACTCATTTGAGGTGATGACATTCCTGTCATTGCAGGTGACATTGGTGTAGTCATTCCACCTAGCGAACCTAATCCAGAAGCTAGATAACTTGTTCTTTCATACGGCTCATACGCTGCTAATCTTGCAGCTTGTCTTCTTGCATCTTCACCAGCTTGTCTAAATGCAAGATCACTTGAACCTGCCGCTTGTAAACCAGCAACTGTTTGACCAGCTAGTGCAGGTTGTAATGTTGCAAGTTGTGATTGTTGGCCAAATGCTTGACCAGCTGCCGCTTGTGCTTGACCAAAACCTTGACCAAGTAATTGCGCTTGTAATGCAGCTCTGTTTCTATTTGAATCTGTTTGATAGTTTGCTCTTTCAACACCTTCTCTACCACCACCAAAAGCCCCTGAAGCTACTGCTCTGTCAGCAATACCTTGCATTCCTCTTTGAGATTGTACATCATATTCTGTAAGTGTTGTATCAATTACGTCTTGTTGATAAGGAGACATAAATTGTTGATAAGCATCTGGTCCTGAATATTGAGCAGCTTGATTTAGGTAAGGCTCAAAGCCCATAACACCTGTACCAGCTCCAACACTTTTTACACCACCTTGAGCATCAAAAGTTATTGCACCTAAACCTGCTTGTCTTGCCAGCTCTTGTTGAGCTGCCATAGAAAAATCTGATTGTCTTTGAACTTCTGGAGCAAATTTAGATGTATCCGTTGGAACATTAGTTAATGTATTAAGTCCGGATAAATACCTTTTTTGTGACGCTTCTAGATCAGGCGACGCCCCTGTTTGAAGAATGGACATTATACTCTTCCTCCATCTTCTAATTTTTTCATCATACTATACATACGTTCAGCCCCTTTATCTACATCACCTTCACCCATTCCTCTGACGGCATCTGCAGTGAAAACAAATTCGTTATTTGATAACATCGCGGGGATATCATCTTCTTTTTCTTTTACACCTACTGGCGGAATAAATCCACCTGTTTCTCTCATATCTAATTCTTTAATACCTTTAGGATTTATATTTATATCTAGACCCTCGATGCCCGCTGCTTGCATCGCGTTTTCTTCAGGAGTGTCTCCACCCATAGCATAATTTACTCTACCACCATCAGCCATAAACTTACTACCAATTCTTGCAAGCTCGTCTCTCGCTGCTTCAATCGCTTCTTCTTGAGTAAACCCTTGTTCCATAAACTCTCCAACAAGTCTCATAAATTCTTGTTCGTAATCATCATCCATAAATGCCATTTGTTTATCAGGTAAAGCTGGACCCGTAGGTTTAGGTGCAAAAGGATTAATTGGTTTTGTAGGGTCTGATGGTAATGGTTGACCACTACTTATAAAATCATCAAACATTTCTTCTAATTCTATAATTTGATCATCAGATAAATCTCTTAAAGGTTTACCAAATGTTTGCATTGCCATCATTTCTAAAACTTGATTTCTTTCATCCATAGGATCTGGATTTGAAGCCATCATAATTCCTTCTGATCCGCTAGCATAATTCATTCTACCACCCATAGCTGCTTCTTCTCTATCAAAGTTTGCATCTCTTAAAAGTGAAACCATTAATTTACCTAACCCTAATTTACCTGACTCTTTGTTGTCAAGAATTCTCATTATATCTTCCGGATCTGGAGCATTGCCAGTGTAGTTTTGAGGTTCAAAAGTTTGTACAACTGCTTTTCTTTTAAAAGGATTTCTACTTTTAAAGAAATCACCTCTATCAAATTTTGCTTTAAATACATTTAAAATATCATCAGGACTTACAACTTTACCTTTAGCAGAACTAGCACCACGACGCGGCTTCAACCTGTCCAACATCGGCTCTGCTTCCACTGTTCTAACAAAAGGTTTACTACCTAAAAAATAATTCTCTCTTGGAATACTCATTAGTCCACCGTCTGCTGCAACGTTTCTGTATTCTATAGTTTTATCT